GCCCTAATTAAGGGCCAATAAAAATAACGGCCCTAATTAAGGGCCAATAAAAATAACGGCCCTAATTAAGGGCCAATAAAAATAACGGCCCTAATTAAGGGCCAATAAAAATAACGGCCCTAATTAAGGGCCAATAAAAATAACGGCCCTAATTAATTGTATTAATTAATACAATTAATTAATTTAGTTCATTAATTAATATATTAATTAATTTAATTTATTAAATTAATTTATATATATTTATTTATTTATATTAATTAATACGATATATTAATTTAATTTATCTATTAATTTATTAATTAAATTAATTTACTAACTTAATTAATTTATATATGTTTACTTATTAATTAAATTGATTCAATTTACTTATTAATTTATTAAATTAATTTATATATATTTATATTAATTTATTAATATTAATTAATACAGTATATTAATTTAATTTACTCATTAATTAATTCAATCTATTCAATTTATTAATTAATCTATCAATCAATTTACTTCCTCGTTCAATTTATCTACGACCCGAATCTATTCAATCTATTTATCGACTCAATCTATTTCTTAATTCAATCTACAAATTTATTCAATCTATTTCTTAATTCAATCTACATCTCTAACTCAATCCACCTACCGTCAATCTATTTTACATGTCAATTTAACCTACAAATTCTATTTTTTCTCTTTATTTTCAATAACTTATCTCGAAAACTACGCTCTCTACTATCTACTTTATCTACACCTACACTCCGCCATCTCGAATATATTCGTTTTAAAGCTGGCATCCTCTTTGCCATATATATTAATAAAACAACTAACAAAAGGAGGACAAAATGAACTTAGAACAACTAGAAATCAACCTAACTAAACAAGGATTTAAAGTGTCAAAATACCTAACGCCTGAAGATGGTACAGGCTTTGCGCTTAGCCATCCCGCTTTATCCGATAAAGTTGAAATCGTTGTTTTATATGATGGGGAGAGATACGAAATCTTTCGCTCGACTCCCACAGAAAAGGGCGGGATACATCGGACATCGTATGTAAGTGTGGTGTACGGTTATGAAGTTCCTAAATACGTCATGTATCACTTAAAATCGCATATATTTATGGCCTGCAAAAAACTATGGACTGATATTTCACAACAACTTACTATTGATCAATACAGAGAAACAATGAACGGGGGCGATACTTCATTCAAGTCCATTGCACTTAGGGCCATGAAAATATCTAACTCTAAGACAGTGCACTCATTGTGTTCTGATTTAATACAGACTTATGAGTGTCTTGAATTTTAATTAATATTAATACTAACTATAAAGGAGGTTTATATGACTTTAATTCAACTAGAAAGAATTCTAACTGGTGCAGGCTTCAAAGTAACTAAGTATTTATCCCCCGAAGAGGGCAAAGGCTTCGCAGCCACACTACCCAGCTATCCCATTGAGCAAGACGTAGTGATAACTAAAAACGAAGACCGCTTCAACATATTTTTATCCACTCCAGTAAAGAAAACTGGCATCAATCCGATATCGTCCATACGGACCGTAGATAAAACTAAAGTATTGTCAATCATCGAGCAGTTATTCTAAAATTTTATTAAAATCATCATCTCTCAATATTCATATGAGGGGGCAGCTTATATATAGGCTGCCTCTTTTTTTTATTTTGTTATCCTATTTATTTTTTTTATTAAGAGTGTCGTTATTAATATATTTAGTTGATATACTTGACTGAAATAGTTTCATATTCACTATATCCCCGTCGAAGAATTTGACATGTAAAAGGAATTGACGAATGTTATTTTAGCTCTTTATTTTCAATGACTTAGGCCTAAAAACTAGGAGCGCGCTATATAGTTCTTTTACACTTAATATCCGCCAGCTCGAATATATTCGTTTTAAAGCTGGCATCAGCTTTGCCATATATATTAATAAAACCAATAACAAAGGAGGTATATATGAAAGACTCAATTTTAAAACAAATTAAAGACTTAGGTTTCACACTTTCCCACCATGAAGAGTGCGAAGAGGGGCATTGTTTTAAATTTAAACATCCTAAACTAGAAAACTTGCTCGAGGCTGTTGTTTTAGCCACTTCGCCACGCAGATTTAGTGTTTTTGTGTCCCTGCCCTGTAAAACTGGATTTTTGCCTGTAAGCAGGGTTAGCTTGGCCGATGAAAGAAGTATCATGCGAGAAATTCGATTTCTAGTAGAAGATGCGCAGTATTTTGTAGAAGAAATTAATAAATTCTTTTTACAGCCGCTCGAGAACTTGAGCTTCTTACGTCAACGTGAAGTTGACGCCCTCAAAATATTGGTCGACAAACTGTATATGGAAGGTCTCCGAGATGCATCTCATATTAAAACTGCTAAAAGTTCCAAAGATACTATTTATCAAAACTTAATAAATATGTATCAAAGTTTAATTAAGGGCGAGGCCGTTGTGCGTTATCCTCAAGCTAGTGATACCACACTTTCACCAATAACTAACGTTTACGACCAAATAACACTAGGCGAGTGGTTGTATGCAAAGTTTCGAGCAGCTCATAGACGTAAATTAAATCGACGTGCCGCCGCACAGCAGCTTAATGGATAAATCATATTAATACAAACTATAAGGAGGGTTATATGACTTTAATACGATCAATACAACTAGTACAACTAGAGCGTATCTTAATCGATCAGGGATTTAAAGTGTCAAAATACCTAACACCTGGAGAGTGTAAAGGCTTTGCACTTAGTCACCCCGCTCTTTCAGGAAAAGCTGAAATGGTCATCCTTCAGGAAGGAAATAAATACAAGGTTTTCCTTTCAACCCTCGTCACACAACACGGCTTAAACCCGCTTTCGCCCGTAAATGAAACGAACTTTCAGGGGGTTATCGAGCTAGCCTTATGTCTCACTAAAGACCGCGAACAGACAAAATGTAAAAAACTATTGGCCGAAATCACTAAAAAACTCAATTCATTTTCGTATGAAAAATTAATGAGTTGGGTCGAATCATATAAATTTAATTAAAATATAAACAAAGGAGGTATACATGAAAAACGACGCCACAATCCCACAACTACCCATAGGGGCAGCCAATATCCTATTCGAGGATATTTTAAAGCAAAAGGGTGAAGTACTTAGTACCGAAACCAAAGACGAATCACCCAGCACTAACGATTCAAACTAAATACTCATAGCACTTAAAATCACCTTAAAATCCTCAAAACAGCGGGCCTTAGTACCCGCTGTTTTATTTTTTTACTGCTTATCATCAGCCCATACCCCCGTCAAACTTTTAAACATGTCAAAAAACCTGACGAAAACTATTTTTATTCCTTATTTTCAGTAACTTAGACCACAAAACCACCTTCGCCTGTACACTCCTTTTACGCCTAACACTTCTCCAGCTCAAATATATTCGCTTAAGAGCTGGCATCAGCTTTGCCTTGTATATAGGTACAAACCATAACAAAGGAGGTATAAAATGAGATCATTTAAGCTTTATAGAAGACGAGATTTAAGCGGCGTTTCAGGCACGGGTTATGTTGCCATAGGGTATGTAAGCTCAACTGGCTGTGCGTGCGTTAGGTGGATTGTAGACGCACGTTTAGCTGACGGTTCGACTCGTGAAATTAAAACCGTAACCAAGTTTGAAAATTGGGTTGACGTAGTTTTACTTCACGGTCATGGTGGACGTACCGTTTTAATTTGGGACGATACTGGTGAAATCGTATCTGACTTAGATTTTTTAAATATTAATACTAAGGCGGCTTAAAAAATACTTGATTGTTTTACTAAGTTATCTTAAGTAAGAAGGAGGAGGAAAGTATGTTTCAGAGCAAAAAACTAACAGACCTAGAGAAAAGCTCAAATAACCAATGGTTGATCGAAGGGTTGTTGCCCATGTCGTCAACATGTTTAGTGTCGGGGGATCCTAAGACTAGGAAGTCATGGTTAGCTGGGGAGCTTTTAGTTAGTGTCGCCACGGGTACTGATTGTTTCGGGGTATATCCAGTTTTAAAGCAAGGTCCCGTTTTAATGATTCAGGGCGAAGACAGCGAAGCCATCATTTTACAGCGTCTAGAGCAGATATGTAAAGCAAGAGGTATTCAAATCAATCAAGTACCTCAAATTGAAATCGTAGCGGGTCAGAACTTCGCTCTTGATAACCCAGAACATTTCGAATGGCTAAGGAATAAGATTTTAGCTGATCGCCCCTTATTAGTTATTTTGGATCCTTTAGTTCGTTTGATCCCAAATACTTCTGAGTCATCTACTGCGCAGATGTCAAAGATACTAACTAAATTAAGAGCTTTACAGCGTGAATCAGGTTCAGCAATCATGCTAGTTCATCATAACAAAGCTTCCAAATCTAAAGTCGCAGCCGAAAATATCAGAGGTACTAGTGATCTAAGGTCTTGGTATGATGCTGCGATGTTTTTAACTAAGCCAGTAAGTCACATCACTCAAGTATCTTTCGAGTTTAAAGGGTTTCAAGAGCAACCAGACTTTTTCTTTGAACTAAAAAGTTTAAACGGCGGTTTAGCTCCTATGGCTCTAACTTCAGGCGGTGAGTCCGTCGATAACGAAAACGTAGCTTAATTAATAAAAGGAGGGATTTTTATGAAAACTAACGTTATCAAAATAAGAAGCAAAACCAGGGTACAAGCCCTTAGCGAACCAGCCTTGCTCATACTTAATTTAAAGCAAGTTTTGCAGGAGTTTATTAAAGAGTACGGAGCGTACACGGCTTTAGAAGTATTGCCTGGTATGGTTCAAGAGCTACAAAAGCAGGCTCGGCTAGAAAACAAAGCTGCGAGGAGGGCAAAATGAGAACTCAAAGTGGGGAGTATGCTAATCATCTAATGGATCAGCTAAGTGATCTATTTGATAATGGGTTAGTACTCATTTAGAGGCTATGATGGTGACTAAGAGTTAAATAAAAAACAATAAATAAACCTAAAAGGAGGCAACTAATGAACAAATTAAAGTCATCTAAACCAGTAGAGAAAAAGGAAGAGACAACTTCAACTTACAGGATAGCTGGGGTCTACTCTGATTTAGACCCTTCAGATCTTGTCGAGAACATTGAGGAATTTCGCAAACAGTGGGATGAATTGGTGAGTAATTATCCAGAGTTTCGTGAACCTGTCTTTACTTCAGAAGTGGAAGTAGGGCAAGAAGAGGCAGAATAGAGGGAATGCGGCGGCGGGGTAGGGAGTATTATTTGTATAATGGGAGTAGAAAACATTAATGCTAGATCGCGAAGTCCCAGGCAATACTAGGACTCACGAAAAACAAGTTCGTCTAGAACACAAAGCTGAGAGGAGGGCAAAATGAAGACTCAATACGATAGGTGCTTGATCGTTAGGCACGTCTTTAATAACCACACTTGGTATTTAGTGCAACAGAATTGTGTGGTGTTATCTAGACCGTTCAACTCGTTCACCGAGGCTATTGAATGGTTGAAAGGGATATTAAATAGTTCACAAATCGGTTGTGCGTACATAACCGAGGATTTAACTGAAGTTTATTTTTAAAAAGGAGGGCAAAATGGTATTAATCAAAGGTCAATCTAACTGTAACAAGATCGAAAGAATAGTCAACAAAATTGACGACGAGGTAGCTTCCTGGATGGAGTCGTTGGAAAAATTAGGTTTTGAGTTTTCCTTCACCTATTTCGGATCGGAAAAAGATGAGAAAGCTTACAACAACTACCTATCTCGAATAGTCGATGAATTCCTTGCTGAGATTCCAAATGTTCATTGATAGCGGGGGCAGTTTAAATAAAAGTTGACTATTTTGGTAAATAAATATATATTTAAATACGTCAAGTGAGAAATAAAAAGGAGGGTAGAATGATTTTAATTAAAGGGCAATCTAACTGCGCTAAAGTCGAAAGGCTCGTTAACGAGATTAACGATGAGATAGCCATTTGGGTGGAGTCGTTGGAAGATTCAGGTTTTAAGGTTTACTTTATTAACTTAGGGCCTGACGTAGACAATCAGGCTTATGTTAACGGTTTAATGGATCAAATAAGTGATCTATTTGATGGTGATCCGAGTATCCATTAATAGTTCCGAGGTGAATAGCTTAAATAAAGATGGAGGGTATTATGGCGAAAGCTTCTCGAAAGATCACATCTAAACCTAAACAACTTCGTGCGATTGACGAAATGCGAGAACGAAGTATTCCGATTCCTTGGGACATCAATAGGTTTTTAGGACTTGATGGGAAGCTTTTGGTGTGCGGTGAGCAGGTGTCGTTATCTAAGGAGGGTGATTTCGGAACACTTGAAGAGATGAGGAGCGTAATTGAATGGTTTGCTCATCAGTTTGGTGGTCAAGTTAAATGGGAGTAAATTTGTTGGTGAAAAGTTCCATTTTTTTGAAAAAATGTCACGTTTGTCGCACTTCAATTGGTGTGAAAAATCACATTTTTCACTGAGGAATGTGAAATTTCACGCCCACAAACTCACTCTGGGTAAGAATATTAAAATGGCTAAATTTGTGAATGATAAGGATTTTATTAGAGGTTGTAAGGTGGTTGACCTAGTCCCCCCGAATTGTTATACTAAATTCAATCCCCCCGAAAAATTGTTGGAGTTAAAAAGTGGCTTTAAGGAAGTTTAAGTGCGAAAAATGCGGTCATGAATGGTCTCGGCTTTTAAAAGACCAAACCAGTGAATGTCCCAGGTGCGGGACATCAAACCAAGCTTTACTTCCTGTGGAGGTGAACTCCACTATTTATGAAACCAGGGATAGGTATCGGGGCACACAGCTCAGAAAAAATCAAGAGCGAATGATGCGTAAGCGAATGCGGGATCACCATGATCGGTATGAGTTGGCTGAGAAAATTGATAAGTATGGATTAGATGATGCTAAGAGGTACGGGTGGCTAAAAAAGATCAAAAAAATATAAGTACCGTATTAGGCCTGGACTTATCTACTACGTCCACGGGTTTTGCTTTAATAGACGTTGACACCAAAGGTCTATTAAGATACGGCCACATCACACCTCAAGTTAAGGGTATTAACAAGCTAAAATACCCCAGAGCAGCTCTTGCTAGGATTTTAGACTTAGCTCAGAAGATATCCGATCTTGTCCGCTACTACAACCCCGATCAACTTGTAATAGAAGAGGTTAATAAGGGTGTACAAAGAATTTCCCAAAAATCCCTAGACGCCTTACACTTTTTCGTCTTACACTATATAGATCAACATTCACCAAACTTGATTGATTCACTCTACTATTATGATTCGGATGGTCGTGAGGGTTGGAGGAATCATTTAAGTTTGAAACTTACGGATGAGGATAAAGCCCACAACGCTCATATAAAACTTTTTAAAGGGAGTAGGAAAGTGGGCAAAAAGAAACCTGAGATTACTAAGAAACATCTTGCCCAACGGTATGTTGAGCAAGTTTATAACCTAAAACTAGACGTAGATGAAGACAGTAAGAATGCCGACATTTGCGACGCAATCGCCATGACGACTTCGTACCTGCTCAACATCTACCAAAAATAAACCAAAGAAGGAGGTCAATCCGTGTCAGAAAAACAGAGTTACGACGTGTTTTCAAACAAATTCGCCTACGATATTTTCATGCAAAAGTACTCAATGAATGGTACTGAGACTTGGCATGATACCTGTGAGCGTGTGGTCAACGCCGTTTGTGGGCAGCTTCTTGACGCCAAAGCCAAAGCTAAGATCCTTAAATTCATGAAGGAACGTAAATTCATCCCAGGCGGGCGTTATTTATACTCTGCTGGTCGTCCCTTTCACCAAGTGAACAATTGTTTTGATGGTGATACTAGATTCGTTACTAAAACTGGCGTATTTTCTTTGAAGGACAAAGTCGGACAGCAAGTCGAAGTTAAGAACTGGAAGGGAGAATGGGAACAAGCAGAAGTCCGAGAATTTGGGGTTCAGACTTTGTATAAAATGACTTTATCCAATGGAGATGAGTTTCTTACTACAGAAGATCACTTGTGGATACAACCTGATGGCTCCAGAGTTACTACTAAAGAAGTAAAACGCGTAATGTTAACTCAAGGGGATACTTCTATCGCACTAGATCCAGAAGGTATTCGACATGGAATAATTTTCGGTGACGGTTATAAAAACCCAAAAACAGGCTATACCGAAATTGTCATCGTAAATCCAAAAAAGGAAGTTTTAGCATCTTATTTTGAAAACAAAGAAATTGAGGTGGGATTTGATACTAAACAAAAATACCAAACTGTTAGAAAGACAAAAGTTGGTATGGAGATAGGATTTCAACCAGAGCGTTATAAAGAAATTCCCGAGGTTTATACTCCAGAATATGCACGGGGATTTATAGCAGGCCTTATAGCTACTGATGGTCATGCTTCTTTAGGTGGCTCAGTTTTACTTACTTGCGAAGGAATGGAGCGTGCAAAAAAACTTCGAGAAATAGCTGTTGCTGGAGGTTGTGTAGTTAGTTCCATTGAAGTAAAATCTAAAGTCAGTCCTTATGACGGTGTTTCTCGAGAGCTATGCTTCATCCATATCGAGCCTTTTTCTGCTCCGATTATTCTGCCTCATCATCAAGAGAACATGAAAGATAGAAATTTTTATAAAAGGGAAATGTACTTAGATGTAGTGGATGTACAGCCGTCACATCAAGCAAAGGTTTATTGTGTAGTTGCGCCGAAAACTCATACTTTCATGTTGGCCAATGGAGTTTTAACTTCTAACTGTTTCTTATTCAGAGCAGAAGATACTCGAGAAGGTTGGGCGGATCTTATGAGTAAGGCGTGTGCCGCACTTCTTACTGGCGGTGGTATTGGGGTGGATTATTCTGCTGTTCGTCCCAAAGGAACTCCAATTAAACGTACTGGAGGGTTTTGTACAGGACCTTTAGCTTTAATGGAAATGGTTAACGAAACTGGTAGACACATCATGCAAGGCGGTCAACGTAGGTCCGCTATATGGGCAGGTTTGAGCTGGGATCATAAAGATGTTATGGAGTTTATCCATTTAAAAGATCATTCCCCAGAACTTAAAGCCATGAAGGAGAAAGATTTAAACTTCAGACTCCCAATGGAATTTACTAATATTTCAGTGATCTATGATACTAACTTCTTCATAGCTATTGAAGACGAAAATCATCCTGATCACGCAAAAGCAAAGCAAATATGGCTTGAGAACTGTCGTCAAGCATTCTCAACCGCAGAGCCTGGTATGGCTTTTAACTTCAGACGAGATGCTGAATCTTTAAGAAACGCTTGTACTGAGGTAGTTTCTGAAGATGATTCTGATAAGTGTAACTTAGGAACCGTATGGATGAATCGTTGTAAGGACCGAGAAGAATTCCGAGAAGTCGTAAAATACGGAACCTTATTTTTGTTATGTGGTGGTATTTACTCCGATGTGCCTACTGAAAAAATTAAAGAGGTAGGTTTAAAGAATAATAGAATTGGTTTAGGTCTTGGTGGTATACACGAATGGCTAATGCTTAGAGGGTATAAGTATCAATGTGTTCCTGAGTTGCATCAATGGCTTGCTACTTATGAGAGGGAATCAGATGCTTCTGCATTTGTAGGTGCTAAGCAATTAGGAGTTGCAGTGCCAAAAGGTGTTAGGGCCATTGCCCCAACAGGTACCATCGGTATCCTAGCAGAAACTACTACTGGTATTGAGCCTTTGTTCTGTAAGGCGTATAAACGTCGTTATTACAAAGAGGGTAAATGGATGTATCAATACGTCGTTGATGGAGCAGTGAAACGACTTCTTGAGCAAGGAGTTAAACTAGAACATATCCAAGACTCTTATGATATTTCTTTTAAAGAGCGAGTGAAGTTCCAAGCTGATGTACAGCAGTATGTTGATATGTCTATTTCATCTACCTGCAACATGCCAGCTTGGGGATCAGAAAAAAACAACGAAGAGACACTCGAGCAAAACGCTATGATACTTTTAAAATACGCTAAGAGACTTCGAGGCTTTACGGTATATCCTGATGGATGTCGTGGAGGTCAGCCTTTGACTGCAGTGTCTTTGGACGAAGCTCTTGCTAATGAAGGTGTTGTGTTCGAGGAAAAAGAAGCAGAGTGTGTAGGTGGTGTTTGTGGTGTTTAAAGGGGATTTGCCGCTTCACGCGGCAAACCTTTTAGGAGGGTTTTTATGCTATCGCCAAGTGAAATCGCAACGATCATTATAATGTTATGTGGTGCTGGGGAGAGTGAAGCTCATTCAGTTTGTTACGATTATTATGTTAATTGCATAGTTGATAATGGTCAAAATCTAAAAGCAGTTGAAGTTTGCAATAAAAACAGGGATAATGGTATCAAGCGCATTAATAAATTACAGAAGGAAGGTGATTTTAATGGACAACTCAAACAATAAAAAACCAAATTTGATAGCTTTGGAATTCGATCGGAAGAAAGCCCAAAAAGAATCCGCAAATGCTATGGTAGTTGAGCTGCTAGAAAAACTAGCCGAGCGGGCACGAAAGGGAGAAATCGAAAGCTTTATCATTGCACTTCGTACTTTTCCCGACGGTGCTGAGTCGATGCTAGGGGGCGATTTGGAAGATTTCGATTTTGTAGGGTATATCGGGATGTTAGAAATCTTAAAGCAGCGTTTGTTGGACATCACTTCCGATATGACTGAGTATTACCCTTTGGATGAGGATGAAGGCGAAGGGAGTGAAGATGAGGATTAATTTTAATAAGAACAACTTTTTTATTGCGTTAATTTTGTTGTTCTTGATTAATCTCATAGGGCCTTTTTTTATCAATCCAGAAACTGAAACTGGCTCTCTATTCTTTTTCGTAATAGCCTTTATAACGGCTCTGATGTTTCCTTTTCTCAAAGTCGTTGATGAAAGTTAATAACTTCGTATCGGCTCAGAATTTTCTTGACGCTATGAGTTTTTTATAAGATACTATCCTCATGAAACTCAATAATATTGAAGATAAAGAAATGATAAGACACGCCTTAGCTGCTGGGGATGATTGGCTTCGTAAGCAGGGTATTATTTCGGATTTTTCCATTAATACCATCATAGTCTCTACCTACATTAATTTCCCCCAAGTACGGAATGTAGAAATTGATATTGATCGTACCGAACAAAAGTTATATATGAGGGTGTATTGCTCGATTTGGAGCATTTTATTAATGATTTTGTTAGGGAAAAGGGATAAGTTTATTGATTCCCTATTTGATTGGTTACAAGAATACCTGCCAACTTATCAACTATCAGTCGAGTTGAGGCGTTGGCGTGGTAAGAAAGGAGCGAACCATGATACACCAGTTAATGTTTCTAATAAGTCTGATTTTCATTCCGAGTCAGATTACACCGAACTATCTGGAGTATTCACGCAAGCCAGTGCCACAGGAAATCATAATACAATCAACCCTGTTGAAGCTCCAACCAAAGCTCAATCAGAGCTTGAGTCTGGAGATGGCAAAGGCGATACACAAAGAAACGAGTGAAGCGGGAATTGATTGGCGTTTGGTTACGGCGATATTTTTTAAGGAGTCTTCGTTAAGGTTAGACCCCCAAAACTGCCGTGAAAATGAGTGTGAAGACTACGGTTTAGGGCAAGTTAGATTTAGTGTTTGGGGTGAGCACTTTAATATAGATCGTGAAAGGATGATATCGGACGTTAGGTATAGTGTTCATATTTCCGTAAAAGTCCTTAAAACCTATAAACAGCGATACGAAAGTACCGATTTAAACTGGTTTACTAGATATCATTCCAATAAACCCGAGTTAAGACGTATTTACGAGAAGCAATTAAACAAGATTTTCCAAGCCATAGACAGGCACGTAGCATCAGCTAAATGAATGGATTTATGGTATAATATGGTGAAATTGGAGTGAATATGTCAAGAAAGCCAAAAGGGATACAAGAATACGCCCCCAATCCTGTTTCGGAAATACCTACTAAACAATATCGCCCGAGCGATTTTGATTTAGAGCAGATGTATCAGGAGTATCGTAGGGGTAAAACTTTAACTTCGATTGCCGAAAAGTTCAATTTGTCTGACAAGACCGTTGGTAAATACCGCAAAGAGCTTAAGTGGGACGAACGTAGAGCCAAAGAGCTTGAGGAAAAACAGAAACTCGAGCGGTCTGAGATTGAGGATATAGCCAAAGAAACTTACGCCAAACTTTTAAAAGTGACTTACAAATTAGTTTTGGATTTTGAGCGTTATGTGTTTGATGGGGAAGAGCAAGGTTCTCCCGTGCCATTAAAAATTTTAACTGAGGCGGTAGAAAAACTCACCAAATTACATTACTTCGCTGCTAATGGTGGAGTTGAGCGAACTAAGTCCGAAACGGTTACTAGAAACGTAACAGAGAAAATAGACTACGCAGCCTTGGCAAAAATTCATTTAGAAACAAAAAAACTAAATCCTGATTACGATCAAAAGGCTTTAATTAAAGACGTCGTAAATGCGACTTACAGTAAAAAATCACAGTCTTAATATATGGGGGTAATTTGTCAAAGAAAGTAACCAGGCCACCAACTAAGCTCGGCCTTTCTTTACTTGAGTTTTTTGAATGGGAAGCTACTTTGGGGATTAAGAATTTATCCCCCGCTCAAAAGATGACTTTGAAAGCTATTCAAGGTGAGCCCTTGGACGAAACAACCCCGATTCCCATTTCGCATGAGTTTCAAGAAAGGGGATTTGCCAACGAAGTTGAGATGTTTAAGTTTTTTTCGGGCAAAGATTATTACGAGCCTACTATATATTCGGATGTGTCTTTAGCTTGGGGCCGTCGTTCTGGTAAGTCTACTACTATTGGTGCGGGTATTGCTGTTTATTTCGCTACTCAGTTCGACTATACTCCTTATCTTGGAACTTCACCACACGCTACTATACCGATTGTTTCTCCTACTAAAGAGCAAGCTGGGGAAATTTACGCGGCCATTAAGAACATGATGTTAAGGTCTACTTATTTGTTCGATGAGTTTTTGGATGGTAGAATTGATAATTTCCAGGACGAATATGATGAGGATAAGATTGGTAAGAAGGACGCTTTAATCGGCGGTCATATTAGGTTAAACAACAAAGTTGTTATTAAGGTTATTGCTGCTGATATTTCCAAACTTCGGGGTATGGCGGTTCCTTTTGCTATTATGGACGAGGCTTGTTTTATGGGTGTTATGGACGGTACTGATGCTAAAAACACCGATACCGCCATTTACGAAGCCTTATCCCCCGCTCTTGCACAGTTCCAACAAGTCGACGGTATGGCTTTGATCCTTAAGATTTCTTCCCCTAACGGCCAATCAGGTCTTATGTTTGGTGATTTTGAGAACAGCAAAGATCCCGATATCCTACACCTTCAAATTCCTAGTTGGTATGCAAATCCTACAATTCCAGTCAAGTATCTTGAAAAGCAAAAGAAAAAGGGTATTTCGTTCTTTAACAGGGAGTATGGAGCGCAGTATACGGCCTCGGAAGTTTCTTATTTGGATCCTAATTTGATTGACGAAGCTAGAATGCCAGGTATTGACGAGCTGCCTTATAATCCTAAATACCGTTATGTAGCTGTTATGGATTATGCCACTAAGAATGATTACTGGGGATTTGGTATAGGACATAAAGAGTATTATTGGGATCGTGATGCGAAAGAGAAGCGGTCTAAAATCGTCGTTGATAAAATTTTAAGCTGGCGGGGACTACCAGGACAAGAACTAGACCCAGCGAAAATCATCCCTTTAATAGCCACGGAAATGAAAAGGTATCGAGTCCCTTACTGTATAGCGGATCAGTATGCCTTTGCTTCCGTTAAGGCTTTGATGCAACAAGAAGGGGTTCAAGTTAAAGAGTTTAAAGTAGCTCAGCAGTCTAAGCTTAAGTATATGTACTCCATGCAGATCAATATTAACTCTAAGACTTTGGCTTTGGTGGATAATTCCTTATTAATTAAGCACTTAAAAGACTTGAGGGAAAAACGAACACAAAGTGGTAAAATTCAAATTCAACACGCTCCAGGATGTCATGATGACCTAGCCCAGGTCGTAGCTTTAATTTGTTATCAGTTTGACAAGACAAGCCCCATCTATATCGGGTATACTGATGAAGGTGATGAAACTACGACTATCAAAACTAGAGACGAATTAGGGCGTTTTATTGCCATGCCTACCGCTGAGGATATGGCTCAAGTAGCGGGGGTTGAACAATTCTATGATAATAGGGCAGAATATGATGAGGGAGGCAATAAAGTTAATGAGGGCGATGACGATGATGGTGGGTTTTGGTTTATTTTCTAAAAGAGGTTAAAGATGGCAAAAGGAATTATAGATAAAATCGCAGAGGCTATTAACGCTGGTTTAGATTCTTATATCGTTAAAGCTCGATCAAATATAGATCCAGCTCCTCAAGCTACTGACACCGCAAATCGTTTGGCTATAACTGAGCTTGATTATGCTGGTAATGAGCAATATAGTTGGAAAGAAAAAACTAGTAGTATTGGTAATGCTGCGCTTAGAGCAATGGCTCGAAGGGACTCAGTTGTTATTGCCATACATCAAACTCGTATCGCCCAAGTATCAATGTTTAGTAAACGACAAAAAAATAGATACTCACCAGGCTGGGTGATTGTGGCTAATGAGCCAGCAGACTTAAGCGAAGACGAAAAACTTCAACTCGCTGATCCAAGTCTCTCAGAAGAAGAGTACGAAAAGAAAAAATACGAGTTTGAAAAGAAGCGAATAGAACTTAAAAAACAACAGCAAAAAGAAATCGCGGAAATCGAAGAGTTTATTAAGCACTGCGGTATGCCCGTTGAGGAGTCCGATACTACTCAGAAGCGGATGGATTTTGATAAGTTTTTAAAAATCATTACTCGTGACCGTTTAACTTATAACTACGTCGCAATTGAATTAATCCCCCAAAGAAACGGTGAACGATGCCATCATTTTTATCCCGTTTCCGCAGGCACTATAAAGTACGCTACTAAGCGTTCGGCAGAACAACTTCAAAAGTTGATGGTGGAAAACATGATTGCTCGTGGTATTTCTCCTGCTGAGGCCATGAGAAAAACTGACAAACCTTATAGGTATGTTCAGGTTGTTAGAGGTCAAGTTATTGCCGCTTGGTCAGAGGATTGGTTCGTATTTGAGCCAGCTAACCCTTCAGTAGATCCTGAAGATAATGGCTACGCTATAGGAGAACTTGAGCTGCTCGTTCAAATTATTACTGCGCACCTTTACGCTGAAGCGCATAACCGTAACTTTTTCGTTCAAGGTATAGGTTCTAAAGGTTTGCTGCACATCAAAGGTGATAATATTTCCCGAGCACAGCTTGAGGGGTTTAAGCGTCAATGGTTTAGCCAAATCTCTAATACTCGTAACTCATTTAGGCCGCCTGTTATTGGTATGGCAGACGAAGTTAGGTGGGTTCCGCTTGCTCAATCTAATAGGGAAATGGAATTTGAGCAGTGGATGAACTACCTAATTCGTATTTGCTGTGCGGTATACCAGATCGACCCTGCGGAAATTAACTTTGACATTAGTAAAGTTAATACTTCAACTTTAAACGAGACTTCTAACGAAACTCGTATTAAAGCTAGTCGTGATAAAGGTCTTAAGCCTTTACTAGATTATATCCAAAACATCATCAACAATCAGATACTTCCTAGATGGAACCCTGAATATGCGAAAAAATATTATTTTGAATTTGTTGGTCTTGATGCTGAAACAAGACAACAAGAAGTGGATCGACTCGAAAAAGAAACTAGAATTTGGAAAACCATTAATGAAGCTCGAATCGAAATGGGTAAGGAACCGATTGAGAATGGTAACATAGTTCTTAATGCTATTTACTCTCAATATCTAGCCCAAAAGCAAGCTCAAGTTGCACAACCAGGCCCTGTTGATGGCGGTGCACCTACGGATCAAGGTGCTCCTAGTGGAGCTGAAGGAGGTAAAGATCCAATTAGCGATGAATTAGATAAACTTATGGACGAGATTGATGACTCAGATGCTGATGAGAAAGATAAGGATACAAAAGATGAAGATAGTGATGTAAAAGACGACAGCAAGGAAGAAGAGCCTAAAGAAGCTAAAAAGTCAATCATTGAGTACTATATCTCGGATTAAAAATGTTGTTGGATTCCCGTAAAGAAGAAGTCATAAAGCTTTTAAACGACGGCTTGTCCATGGAAAGGATGGCCAAATCGTTAGGCGTAAGTTTTACGGCGGTCCGCAACTTTCTTAAGAAAAACGGCCTTGAAACTAAAGCAAAACACTCCGTTGTAAATCGTGAGCAGATTTTAGAACTTAATGCTAAGGGATTAACCAATAGACAAATTTCCAAGATCACGGGTGTTAACGAAAACACCGTCGGTAAAATTGTAAATTCCAACATCGTAGACCGACATGCTCTAACTGTTAAAAGTCTTGGTTTGGGTATTGAAGTTGTTTCTAAAATTAATGGTCGTGCCAGAGTTTATAGGTGTAGTAAAGGGCATAAATTCGAGCGCAATACGAACAATTTCCTTCAATCCCCTGTTTGCCCAATGTGCGCTCCTAGGTCTAGTTTAGAAGAGGCTTTTTATAAAGATTTATTAGGGATAACCCCGCAAATTAAACGTAATGTGAAGATTCAAGGTTCTCATTTAGAATTGGATTTTGTAATTGGTAATATCGCTGTAGAGCTTAACGGAGAGTATTGGCATTCCTCAAAGTTTAGAGATAAATACTACCATCGTAAAAAATACCAATTGGCTAAGGAGCGAGGCTATACGTTATTGCAATTTTGGGCGGGAGAATATGAATTTAAACGTGCTATAGTTTTGAGCATGATCCGAGCTAAGTTAGGATCGTTTGATAAGAAGCTGTTTGCTAGGAATTTGAGCGTAAAGTCTGTAGACAAATCTAGCGAAAAAGACTTTCTAAATGCTAACCATCTCCAAGGCTATACACCTTCAATCGTAGCTTTAGGTTTATATAATGAGAGTGAGTTAGTTGCTTTAATTACTTTTAGAAATCATAAAGAAGGTTTAGAGATTGCGAGGTTTTGTACTAAGCTCGGGTATCAAGTGGTTGGGGGATTTAGTAAATTATTGAAGGCTGGACTAAAGCTATCAAGTAGTAATATAATTAGCTATGCTAATGCTCGTTATTCGAACGGAGATATTTATCGAAAAGCTGGTTTTAGGTATGTTGGAATGACTAGCGTCGACTTTGATTGGTTATTAAACGGGAAGCTATATAACCGAAGAGCTTCTTGGGGCAATGATAAGTTTGAGAATGCTCTTAAAGTGTATGGTACTGGTAATTTAAAATTTGTTTTGGAGCGGGAATGAGAATTAAAGTTGAACTTGATAAAGGCGAAACATTATTAGATGCCGAAGAGTTTATGGAAAAAGCTCTAAAGGCTAAGTCGGAGTGCGATCATGGCGAGCGTTATGCTGACGATGCCATGAATAAAGCTCATGACCTTATATGCCAAAGATTTGACGATATGATGCAAGAAATAACAAATTCCATAAAGGGTGTAGCAGAAGATGTTTTTAGAACAAAAATTTCAGGATAGGATAGATCAAGCTATTGACGAGGCTTATTTATCATTTCTGATCATGATGGTTGGTTATTCGGTTTTATCTGAGGAAGATAAACGTAAAGCCACGGCTGCTGGGTTAGTTGAAATCAATCGTCCTTTAATTGAAAGTTTATATTTAATTGCCAGACATCGTAGTAGTGAAGCGGGTCGTAAGAATGTTTCTCTTAGGGACTTAATAGCCTTAGCTGGTTTATCATCTGCTCTTGCGATTGCTAGTGATGTGGAAGCTTATAGCATAGAACAAGCTAAGCGTCAAATGTATGATGCTATTCAAAATTCCAAAGAAGAACTTAAAAAGAGAATTCGCCAAGGAATTTTAAGGCTTAATGATGAGGCTCGTTTAGATAAGATTAAAAATGCCGAAGCCGAAGCTGCTAAAAAAGAAAAAATGCTTAAAGACTTTATGGTGATGGTTGGTGCTGCCATTTATACCGTCACGAGTAATTTCACCAGAGGTGCTACGGTAGCTTTAACGAACCTTATAAATAATGCCGCTATTGATGAGGCGCGCAGTAAAACAGGATTTTTACCCAGTAAAGTCATTAGAGTTTATAAGAGAGTTATAAATGACGATAGGCTTTGTGCTTGGTGTTCCAGCTTCTACCAAAATAAAGATGGTACGCCTAAAGTTTATACCCTTGAAGAGTTGCTAGATAACGGCTCAAATGACGGTAAGCCTAAAAATGAATGGAAGCCTGTAATCGGATCTACTCATCCTCGTTGTCGCTGCCAGCTTCACTACCTTCTTCCAGGCGAAGAAGATCCCAAATAGTCTCAGAAATCGATACTTGACACTTTTATTAAAGTACGATATTTTAAAATAGATATCAAGTAAAAACTTGAGTAATTAAGTGGAGGATTAATGAGCGTTCAGGAGAAGATTGCAGAACTTGAGCGACAAATAGCTCGTAAAAAGGCGTTAGTAAATGCCAAAATCACTCTACCTAAAGATACTCCAGAAGATGTAAAAAATGAAGTCAGTGCTGCTATTACTGAGGCTTTAATGAAGTTAGCTTCTGAGGATGAGGGTAGTCAAAATTCAGAAGCATTTACCGCAGAAGAAATTAAAATATTAAAGCTATTGGCACGTAGAGCACAAACTAAATCAACTACCCCGCAAGCAACAGTTAGTAAACCCACAAACAACCCCGATAAAGCTCAGCCAGCCACGGGCAGTTATGTTGGACGTCAGGCTGAGGTTATATCTTTAGACGCAATTCCTATATATCAACGTAATAGTGTTGCACCTATGGAAAGGGTATTAGTTCTCGAAGAACTATCTGATGGCTTACTTTTTGTTACAACTAAGAGGGGTGTTCGTTTTAGTATCCAACCAGAAGATTTAAACTTCGACGTTGAGTCGAATTAATAAAAAGGAGAGGTACAATGGCAGGTGGCTTTAAAAATAGAAAGCAAATGACTAAACGTGAATTACAAGAGCAAGTAGGAGACCGAGCTGAAAACGCAATTAAAATGATTCAAGGCTTGGCAGTAGTTACGAATCAACAAATACGAAACTTAAAACTTGAAACTTCGAATCTTGCTTCAATGTCAATCATGCGAGATGATCCTAATGGGGTAGTTACTAACAAAAGCCTTTTATATATTGATTTCGTGGGCACTTTGAAAAATGAAGACGGAACCCTTGGTGACAACTTTGAAGGTGGAGAAGGGATTGGAGTTTTCGTTGATATGGAAGTCCATCAGTTTTTAAGCGATTTTCAGCAAAATCTGTTAGGAATGCGTGTAGGTGAAGTTAAGGTTTTTGATGTGAAGTTTCCTGAAGATTATGGTGCTAAAGAGATTGCTGGAAAAACAGCTCAATTTGAAGTTCAAGTTCGTAAAGTGTTTTCGGAAATTCCTTCTAGTGTAGCTACTAAAGCACTTGAGATTCAAAAAGCACGAGAGGCTAAAAAAGCACAACAAGCATAAGGAATCTTTATGGCTAAACTTGTAAGGGATGATATAGATAAGTTTTTCGAGTATGAATTATACATCCCTACTCGAACTATCTATATGGGTTCGGTTTCGCACGATCCAGAGACAGGAGAGTCAGGTACTGATGGGGCCATGGCTGAACGAGTCATTAAGGCTTTACACATATTTGATTCTTCAGCCCCTGCTGGAGATAAGCCAATTACCATAATTATGAATAATCCAGGAGGTGATGCGTATCACGGCCTGGCTATTTATGATGCCATTAAAGCGTGCAAAAATCATGTAACCATTATTGTATATGGACATGCTATGTCTATGGGGTCTATTATTTTCCAAGCTGCTGATAAACGGGTAATGGCTCCTAATTCGAGGATGATGATTCATTATGGTACTTGGGGTACACACGACCATCCTAAGATTGTTTATTCATGGGCAGAAGAAGGTAAAAAATTTAATACTTGGATGGAACTTTTATATTTAGAGCGTATCAGGGAAAAACATCCTAATTTTACTTTAAAAAAGGTTCAACAAATGTGTAATTTCGACACATTTCTTAATCCTGAACAAGCTGTGGCATTAGGCCTTGCCGATGAGGTTTTAGAATCATGACGCGCTCTAAAAAGATAAAAAGGCCTAGTGAGCACATACTTGTTAAGAAGAGTGACCTTTTAGCCAGTATTAAAGCTTTGAGTATTTTTTATGAGCACGAGACTTCTAGATATTTAGCCGTATTAGATAACTATGGAGAAGAACATCCTGCCGTAACCCAATTAAGTGAAAAAGTTAAAACTTTAGGAAATATTATTGACTTTATTACCAATTTGGTGCAAGAACAAGAAGTAAAAGATCCAACTCGACTTCATTAGGAGATGTATGAGAAATGTAAGATATTTAAAATTAAGTGTTATTATCCTCGTTATAGTAACTATTATTGTTTCTTGGCAATTTTATCTAAACAATAAAAGGATTATGGTAGAGGAACTAATAAAAGATGCGGCTGTTAAGATTTCTTTATGCGGAGATAAATTTTGCGGTCAAGGTTCTGGTTTTGTAATAAAACAAACTGATAAAGGCTCTTATATAGTAACTAATAAGCATGTATGTAGTGTTGCTACTATTAACTCTGATGGAATTTATAACTACAAACCTGTAGAAGTAATTCGTAGGGATGGAAAATCAGGAATAGGTCAAATATTGAGAGTAGCCTCTAATTCTGATCTTTGTTTGATATTTATACGAATGAAGTTTAATAAAACTTTAGATTTAGCTTCTTCTTATAGAAGCGGACAGAGCATAAAAGCATTTGGCTTCCCAGCAGGGGTGCCCACTCTTGTAAGAGGTATTATTAGGAATGTTCGGTTTAATTATTTTGGGATATACGCGGAATCGGATATGCATGCATGGTATGGTATAAGTGGTTCTGCGGTCGTAGATGAAGATGGGCAAGTTGTGGGCGTTTTATCTAACTTAATAGCCAAAGATCCAAAAGACAGATCCACAGTTATTGGTAGTTTATTTGTTCCGCTTGAGATTTTAAAGGAT